CCAGTAAATCGTCCAGACCACCGCCATCGATCCCGATGTCGATGACGTCGCATCGGGCAATCACATCATCTAGGGTGAGCCTCTTTTCTGCTGCGCCGACCCAGTAATCAGCGCCTGCCCACCGGTCTGAGCGCAACGCGAGGCCGATCTCGACGTTAAGGTGCTTGGACATAAAACCCAGCACCTCCGCCTCACCGGCCTCCTCCGCCTTTTTCATTTCCCGAATCAGGAATTTCTCGCTTACCGAGTACCCCATGTTCGGGTTGGTGATGTAGAAATTCTCGGGCTTGCGATGATCATCACCCTCAAGGATCTTTTTCGGAAACTCGTAGATCACCGGCAGGAAGTTCGGATCAATGATCGTGCCGTCACGAACACCCCGGGCGTACTGGAGCTTTTCGCGAAATACGCCCGCCGGGGGTTGGTCAGACTGCGTCGTGAGATAGATCACGAACCCTTCGGGCCGGGACGCAAGTCCACCGGTGGCTTCGCGCAGCATGTTGGCCGCGTGCGGGTTCTTGCCAAAAAGGTGGAGCTCGTCGACCAGGACGACGGCGGCTTTTTTCCCGCCGACAGTGTTTTGATCGGCGGCCACCACCTTCAATGTTGCCCCGGACTCACGATGGGTGATCGTCCGAACGTGATCCTGCACATGCAGCAGCGCCGAAAGCTCTTCGTCGTGTTTGACCATGTCGCGCGCCGGCGCGTAGGCGTTGTTCGCCACCTCGATCGTCGGCGCCAGGATGATGAACTCGGCTGACTGGCGCCAGTTCCGGATCAGCACCGTGAGCATGATCGCGGCAGCGATGGTGCTCTTTGCGTTCTTTTTACTGATGAGGAGAAAGAACTCCTGAATCAGCCGCTCGCCAGTATTGGAGTTGTAGGCACCGAAAATAGCGCCTGCCAGGTCACTGATCCACGGTGCACAGGATTCGCCAATCAACGGGCTACCCGGTGCGTCGACAATCCGCAGGTCATTCAGCACCTGAAGGCAGGCTTCAGCCTCGTCCGGAAACAGTGGCGGAAATGGCACCAACGATTGGCGGTTAACGATGCGCGTCTCCCAGTCCCGGCATGAAGTGTCCCAGACTGGTTCGCTCAACTTGTTCACCGCTTATGATGGATTCGGGTGGCGCCTAAACGCCCTGCTCTTCTCCTTGCTCACATGAAAGTAGGGCATCAAAGCCTGTGCAGCTTCGATCCGAATGTCCGTGGGCGCTGCCTGGCTGTTCATGACGGCCAACAGGAAATCCTTTGGATCCTTGAACGGCCCAGCCAACGAAAAATGCTCAGCGTTTCGATCGCTCATTTATTTTACCGATCTCAAATGTGATGGCGGCGGAGGCGCTGCGCCGAATTTTCCAGCGCCTGCTTTTTTGGCGGCGTCCTGGCGCTCTTCCTTTTTCCCGCCCTCGCCTTTTCGGGCATGCAGGAAAGGCATGAGCGCTTTAGCGGCGTCACGCCGGTCTTTCCGATCCAGCAAGGGATCATTCATGTCATCGAGCAAATAGTCTTTCGGATCGGTGTACACCCGACCGAAACCCTCTTCGGGATCATGCGGTTCGACGGGTACCAGAGGCTGTCGAAGCGCTTTCGGGATGTACTCTCCGGCGTGCTTTGGTTCGCGAGGTGAGGTCTTTGCCCGCGGCGCTTTAACAACCGCTTTAACATCGGCTTTAACATTCCCATCGATTGGGAAAAGTGCATTGAGTTTGTGCAACTCGAGAACAACGTCAACGTCCTTTGCGAGCCTGGAGCCGGCGGCTGATGCGGTTTTCGGCGAACAGCCAGCGGCAATGGCCGCATCTTTATTGGACGCACCTTCTCTCACTGCGACGATGAATGCGCGCTTTTTTGAGGTGAGTGCCATCTTTAACAAAAACCTATGGAGGGGAAAAAATCTGTCCGTGCGGTCGGGGGCGGTGTCCTATGCAAAATCTTCCATGGTTTCGACCCGCCCCGGGCACTGGCGTGCCACAGAACCCAATCGATACCGATTCGCATTGGACCGACGAAATCGTCGGACATCACGCTCGCCCCGCCCCCTCGGCCGACTCGGCGGCGGTCTTCTGCTTGTGGCACGGGATGCAGAGCGCCTGAAGGTTCTCTTCGTCGTCCAACCCACCACGAGCGCGGTTCACAATGTGATCGACCTCGAGCTGCAACGTGATGATGCCGCAGGTTTGGCAGGTGTACTCGTCACGTATCAGGATCGCGGCACGCTTACGTCGCCAAGGTCGACCACCACGGCCCGAACCCCAGCCATCTGCACCTCCATCTGCGATGGGGACAGCGAATGGTCGTCCTTGGGTTTGCTTAATTCGAGGCGGTAAAGTTTTAAGTCGAGACATACTTGATTGACCTTTGGGCGACACAACTTGCCTATTCGCGAAACGTGTCGCGAGCTACTTTCTGAGCTTCGGCTGCAGCACGACGCGGGCGATCATCACCAGGAGGCCCAGCACCCCGTAGGCCACCGGAGGCAGCACAGCCTGTAGTTGCGGCATCAGTTGCTCAGCCACGCCAAGCACTGCGATAGCACCACCTGCCTGAACACTGGTCATGCTCAATGCTTGCTTCCAGTTGTCGATCAGTTGCATCGGTTACTCCTGCCGCTTGGGCAATTTGAAGTCAGTGAATCGGTCGGCCAGGTCGGCCACCTTCTTCACCCCCAGGGTGCCGATGACGGCGCCGAGAGCTGCCGCCAGACTTGATGGGAGGTTGAAGTATTCGAGCAGCGGGAATGCCCCGGCTGTGATCGCGCCGCACAGGCAGGACTCAAGCATGGCCTGACGCCGTCCGCCGCCGCCGTAGATGACACGCAGGAAGGCAATCCAGCACGAAAGCGTTGCGGCATAGAACATCGGGGCATGCTGGCTCAGCCAGGCCACAGCGATAAGCCAGGTGTCTGGTTTGTCGGGCATGTTCGGCATCTCGGATTCCTCCCTCGCGGGGAGCGGTATAGGTCCGGCTCCAGCAGCACTCCCAACTCGGAGCGATCGTTGTGGTGGAGCCGAAAACGAAAAAGCCCCGGCGGATGCCGAGGCTCTGTGTTAAGGGGATAACGCGTTAAAGAATGAGGTAGCCCGTGATAAGGGCGTACGAGATACAGACAATAGATTTACCGAGATAACCTGGAGCCTTCCACACCAGTACGCCGCCTAGAGCAATCAGAGCTAAGGCCGCAGCCAATCCAACTCGATCTGACACAACGGGCGAATACCCAGACACCTTCATTGACTTTTCCACAACAACCCAGAGTTTGTGAGCTGCAAGGAGGCAAGCTGCGCCCGCAATTGAGATGATGAACTGAAAGCGGTTCGCAGCGTCATTAGAGCCACGGTTAGATGATGAACCCGAAGAGGCGCGCGCGGCTTCCTTTTGGCGAATGTCTCTATTAGCCCATTCGGCATCATGAGAGTAAAAATGCTCATTCCCTTTTGAATCTCTGTGCCAACCATCTTGATCACTCATCGCGCTCACCATCCCTGGATAGAAATACTCAATGTTCAGGATAGTAGCCAAAGGCCAATATCTTCGCCAGGGCGAGCAGGTTTATCGAACCAAAAAAAAGCCCGACTCAATGGCCAGGCTTTTTGTGTCGTATCTCATAACGCGCAAGATCGACATGATGGGGTTAATTTACGGCCAGTCGGCCATCACGGTCAAGCGGCATCTACAAAGATTTGTTCCTGGTCGAATATCTCGGTCGCATGGATGACTGCCGCCTCTTCGAGCTGCTCCAACCGCTTGTGGACTCCTGCCCTCCAGTTGCGGCGAGTGCGCTCCGGTGAGCCGGCGAGATCCCAGGTGTTCATGTCGTAGAACTCGGCAGGAAGGACGATCATGTCGGTGGAACGCTTGCCGGTCTGGATGCCCTTGAGCTTGGGAATAGCCCAGGCAGTGAGTGCCTTGTAGACGAATAGCTGCGGCGCCGGGGAGATCATTCGAGATACCAAGCGGCCAATGGCGGCAACCTTGTTCGCCTTGTGGGTAGAGTACTTTGCGACCAGGACATCCCATTGGGCCGGCTCAAGCTGTCGATGAAGCAGCGCGTAAAGGCAGCAGTCGTAATCGAACTTGTCCCGGGGTGAAAGAGTGCTGCCGGAACCACCTTGGCGAAGGTCAGCGTCGATCAGCTTCTGCCAGGACTGCTTCGTGCTGTTGTCGATGTTGTCGGCGGCCAGTACGCGCACCAGTGTGCCCATCACGTCTTTATAGATACCCATCGCTCAATCCCCTGTGAAGTTCGTTCCGCCGGCCCCGCGGCGGTTGTTCTGTTCGTATTGCTCCTGGGCACCGCCGATGACATGGCGCGCCTTGGCGATCTCGGTGAGCGCGTCCTTCAAGCGCGCGTTGAGTACCGGTACAACGTCGCTCAACGGCAGAGTCTGGAGGGTGTGGCCGCATACCCAGCCGGAGCCCAGGCAGTGCTCGCACTCAAGATAGTGAAAGATCCCGAGCCGCAAGCCCTTGCCCAGGCAGATGTTGCATTCGACGATGAACTTCAGCTCGCGCTTCTGGAGTGATCCATGGCTCTTCTTCATTGAGCCCCCAGTAGCTGCTCGTGCAGACGGTAGACGTTTGGGCCATCGCCATAAGGCCAGTGCTGCACGGAAAGCTCCTTGCCGGTTTGCATGGTCAGCACCAGGTGCTTACCGCCATTCCAGTCCTCATACCGCATCGAGCTGATTTCGGCTGGATTCACGGCGAGGCCGGATGCCTTATCGAGCAAAATCATCATTTTTAAACCTCGCCTATGGTTGATTCTTGATTGGCCTCGCAGGCCCTATGTTCTGTGGCTTGCAGCGGATTACCCGAATTTTCGTTTCTACCGTCCTTCAACCCGTGAATCAGGGAAAAACCCTTACCGTCTAAATGGCCGTGCCACAGTTCAAGGGCTGCACGCTTGCGCTCTTCAACGGTGGTGTGGATGTAAGCCTGCACGTTGTGGCCCATGGCGTGGTTGATCAGCATCTCGCCGATCAGGAAGTCGATACCAAGGTCAGCCCAGCCGGTCCTGGCCAACTTGCGTAGATCGTGACTGCTCCACTCGCCCTTCCCCAGCCCGGTGAACACGGCGCTGGCCTGGCCTTCGCTCATGCTCTTTCCACTGTGGGAGCGGAACAGGCAATCGCCGTCGTAATGGCTCGCCTGTTGCGCAGCGCGGTACCGGATTAGAAGATTGCAGACTTGGTCAGTCAGTGGGAGCGAGTGCTCGACGCGGGTCTTGGTGTTACCCACTGGCAGATACCAGGTGCGTTCGGCCAGGCTGATG